GGCACCGACGGGAACATCACCCTTCGCCTTAGCCCGTTCAGCGGCCAACAATGCCTCCTGCATGTACTCCTCGTCGGTCTTAACATCCGCCGATTCTCTCTGTGCCCAATAGTCATCGAAAACTGTCATAAGATGCCTTTCTCCCGCAAATCATTTTCGAGAAGAACAACTAACTTCATGTCTGGATTGCTTCTACGGACATAGTCAAATTTATTCCTCTGCAAACCGAAATGGTAATCGTTCTTTACATCTACATATGCTTCCCAATCGTGAACGTAAAAATCCGGGTAGTAAGATCGTTCTTTACCAGCCTCGTCAACGTACTTAATCCGCCCTCGATGACAATCATAAGTCAAACCTTGCCCGTCAGCCCATTCAACAAATGCCAACTCCCATGTACCTTGAACCTTTACAGTTGTTCCGTCTTGTCTTTTATGTTCAAACCACTTACACTGACCGACCCGCACCCCATCGAATTTCCCATCACGCCATGCTTGCCGTGTTCTCTCTGCAATTTTTTCTCGCACGGATTGATCTTTCAACATTCGCCGACGTGAAGACCTCATCTTCTCCTGCACCTCCGGGCGTTTCGTAGCATTCTTATCACCTAGGTTAATCTTACCTTTTGTACTTTGCCTTATCTTTTCAGCCCATTCCGGGTCACTAGCTTTAGTTCTGTACACCACACCGTAGGCGGCGTTACAATCACCCGACAGAATTCTCGAATCGTCTTTCGCTGTAAGACCTTTATTCCAAGGAGGTCTCCGCAGTTTCTTTCTAGTCTCTTCGGAAGGCTGATAATATCGAGAGAAATATATTGCAGCACATTTCTTGCTGCAAGTTTTTCTTTTAGTACTAGGCAAATGGTCAAAACCTTGGTAACAAACAGGGCAAACAGTGACAACTCTCTTTATAGTGCGATGCGCATATGCACAACTCAAACAACAAAATTTACTTGTCTTTTCCTTCTTTTTTGCTATTAGGTACTCTTGACCGCAATGACGGCATACTTTTTCTACTTGAGCCATAATACCCTCTAGGTGAGTTACAATTATTCACTAGACACAACGGCCCTACCAATCAACTTTAACCAATCCTTCTCTGGACGGACCTCGATGTTTTTCTTCCAAGCAGCTTGCATAATTCTAGGGTCAATTCCCAACTCTCTCGCCTTATGGATCATAGCGTTAATATCCTTACAAAAACACGAACCGGAAAAACCTGGTAGAAGTACACCGCTACCATCACTAGCTGGCATTGGACCAGGCACTGCCCAATGTGACGCACCTAAACGCTTGTCTTTTGTTGCGTACTCGATAACCTTGTCAAAATCTATTTCCAACGCTTCACAGATTTGGTATATTTCATTTGCAAAACTAACCTTCGTTGCCAAAAAACAATTAGTCACATACTTCACCATCTCCGCAATTGTGGCATGAGTCTTTGTTGTAGGAACATCAGGATATGCTTGCTGATACATCTGCTTGAGCAACTTCGTACCAGCGTGCGGGCCACCAAGAATAATACGATCCTGGTTCTTAAAGTCCTCCAGCGCTGTGGCCTCTCGCAAAAACTCTGGATTGAAGCAGACATGAATATTCTTATGCTCACAATTCAGGCGATTGGTAGTCCCTGGTGGTACAGTAGACTTAATCACAACAACAGGTGGATTTGCCTGACACTTGTCAAGCAATGATGCTATCTCGTCAATGTCCTTAACAACAGACTCAACAATACTCACATCAGCACTACCGTCCTCATTCATCGGCGTTGGTACACACAGAAAAATAGGACCATCCACTTGAGTGATTAAGAACATTAACGCATTGTCTTCCATATGAGCCGGTATGGTTAACTCATACTTCTTACCATCTTTCCAACTGACGATCCCATCGCACTTCTTGTCGTACCCCCATACTTGAAAAGCATGACGCATACCTTCTACAACAGCGCTTCCAACGAACCCACAACAACCAACAACGCCAATAGATTTCATCGAAGACCTCCGAGTTAATAAGCCCTACTATGAGATAGTAAGGCGCAAAGAAAAGGCCGCCCTCGAACACACGGTTCGAGGACGGCCGTTGCGGCGTGGCATCGTATTTTACGCTACGACCAACTCAACACCTTTGCAAGCAACTCAATGTAGCGACCGTACCACGCAAGATACCATTCTGCGAAGCCAGGGAAGTAATGAAGAACGAACGGCATGGACAGAGGGTAAACCACAAAGCCAATTACGAAAGCCCATACTCTTTTCATAGCCACCTCACTCCACATTCGGCAAATTCAAGGCGTGCCAGCAAGCCGCCAAACCGCCGAGGCCGGTCAAAATCATAAGGACGGGATTGATATCCCAAATCTTCCAACCATAGACGGAACCAACGATCAAGGCTACACCAAAGGCGAGTTGCAGCAAGCACAAGTACCACGGTCGTGTGTCGTTTTGTTCGTTCATTTTTAGGCCCAATATGAAATGAAGTAGCAGGCTTTCCTGCTGACATGTTCACCTAAGAGCACTGGAAAGATTTGCCCTGTCTCAACAAGGTAGCGGTCGAGGGCCTTGGCGTATTCCCAATACTCGTAGAAACGGTACACTTTTTCGGTGTCTCGGAACTCATAGGTATCCCGAGCACCGGACTGGTAAGTGATGCCTGGAACCACAACCCAGTAGTTATCAAACAAGGCGTGCCCATTGGCGTCCACATGATTATCCAGCGTGTCCAGAATCTTCTTAACTCTGGATGGCCGGGCCACATCAAAACGATCTACAGGGTACGCTCGGGGAGAAAAGCTGAGTCGCAATTCCGAGCCATCCTTTTGTAGATAGTTCGCTTCGACCACAACACGGCCATCGAAAACATCTGACAGCATGGGGTCGTCGGCCAACTTATCGCCTGCATCGCAGGCCCAAAACGCTCGGGTAAAATGCTTAGCTGACACGTAGATGCGTGAGCTACGGCTATTTGACCACTGAGCGCCCATCGCCTTAGCAGCAACCATCGCCGCATCTGCCAATTTGACACGAATGAATCCCATGTATTGATCCGACAGAAGTTCATCGAATCGTTGGATATCGTCGCCCACGCACTTTTGTGTGCTACTCATACCAAGCGACTTAACATGTTTGCCGAGGCGCTCGTAGAGTGCGATTTCATCTTGAAAGCCAGGCCCCATACGACAGTAAGGCACAAAACTGGAAGGAAGACTATCCCAGGTATCTCGCCGACCCTTTTCGTAGAGCCGCATCAAGTCAATCTCCTTGTGCTTGGACAGCACTCGCATGTCCCTTCGGTCGCCCGCCCCTTTCACAATACGTGCAGGTGGTTTCCGAAATACCTTGATGATACTGTCATGGTTGCGATTAAACCATCTCTGGAGAACCGGAGGCATTTGCTGAAAACCGTTTGCCTTCGCATATTTGGCCCACTGAAGCGATTCTATGACCCGGTCATAAACCACGCCACCTTTCAACAAAGTTCCGTGATTGATGTCTGCCAGGGAGGGATGATCGTCATAGACTTTACGGCTAAAGGATAAGAAATGCTGCCCGAAGTCTCCAAAGATGTATTTCACCAGCGACTCATCGTAGTCCGCAAGAGCGGCCATTACGCTTATTAGCTGACCGGGCTTACCCGATGGCTCCGCAATCTTGTCTACCGCCAATCCTTGGACTCGGCCGACGTACTCAGGGATCGGCACTTCTGGTGCTGTCTGCTCTTGCACGGATTGGTCCCCTTGGAACTCGATGCCATTGAAAATGTCATCAATGAAACCCTTGCACTCTTGGAGCGATCTGCCAGTTTCCTCTCGAAAGAGTTGAACCGCTTTTAACTTGTCCCCCGCCGCAAGGAGTTTTGCGATACGGGTAGGCAACGGTTCCTTCTTCTTCCGCTTCGGCGGAAGATCGTCATAGTCATTGTGATAGCTGCTCCATGACATTGATCGACCAGACTCCCAAGCGGACTTGATTCTCATTTCGGCGAAATCTGCACACTAAGTTGCTTGCCTTCCATTCGTGGCTTATTCTCCGGCTTGCCAATGTCTTCCACAGCATCGATGACAGCCTTCAAAGTGATGCGCCCTTGGTCCTGATGGACAATCTGGCGCTTCTTATATCGAACCGTCACTTTGACTTGCTTGCCTTGCTCTAGGAAGTTTCGTAGTTGGCGTACCTTAGTTTCTATATCGTGTTTTCCGATGCCGGGAGTTAAGCGAATTTCCTTATAATCAACCTTTTGTGCATTTTGAGCCGACTTCTTTTTCCGCTTCTTCTGATCGTAAGCATACTTGCCGTAGTCAGTGATCTGGCAAACGGGCGGGTTACTATGCGGGCTGACCTCTACAAGGTCCAAACCCCGCTTACGAGCAAGCGACCGTGCTTCATCGGTCGCAACGACCCCAAGATTCTGTCCATCGAGAATGACTCGCACTTTCGGAACACGAATTTGGTGGTTCGTACGACGCCAACCATCGGGTCGTACGATTTCCCTGTTCCTACTATTTTTCCAAGCGGCTGAAATAATGATTCTCCTTTTGTGTTTGTGTTAAACTCTGTGAGAAAGTTTCTCTGTCATCCGCCGCAACGCCGGGGTAGTGTCATCTCTCCCCAAAAACACATTGATGACGGATGGGGACGTTTTATTACCTAAAGCCTCGGTAACGGCCAGTTCGAGGGCATCTTCTGTATGCACAAGGAACCCAATGCCACCATTGATGACCTCTGGTACCTTGTGATACTCCCAACAATTCAAATCGTTGTAGTCGCCGTCATAGCCAAGACAACGTTCTGTGAGGTAGCCACCGTTGTTCAAAACGAAGACGATTGGGTTCAACTCTCGTTTGACGATGGTGGATAGCTCCATGCCCGTCATCTGAAAAGCACCGTCACCAACAATAACAATTGGACGCACATCAGGTAATGCCAACTGCACGCCCAAAGCAGCCGGAATCGAATTCCCCATCGAAGTGTAGAACGCTGGCGAGAGGAAGTGATTCCGGTTGTGTACGGTGAGATCGGCGGCACCGAACAGGCTATCGCCCACATCCGAGATGATGGCCAAGCTACTGTTCAACATTGAGTCGATCTTCTCAAAAAGTCTACTGGCCGTGATCGCCTCGCCGCTTCTTGCCTGGAATGGCGTAGACTGCTTCTTGGGCAATCGAACACATTCCTTCTTTTGGATTTCGCCGCTCAAGAGAGCTTTGACGAAAACGTGAAAGGGAACGTTCTCATACGTACTACGACGCACCCGAACCCTACCAGTGTTCGCCATGATGACGTTGGTCTGATCGCATTGAAATGGCATGAACGCCAAGTTAACATCAGTTTGCATTGCGCCCAGCATAATCACGCAATCAGACTTCTCCACGACCCTCTGCACATCCGGCTGGCTCATAGCACCCGCATAGACACCAAGCACCAACGGATGGTGCTCGCTGACAACAGATTTACCAAGCATCGTCGTAGCTATTGGAATGTTGCCACGCTCGGCGAACTGGATCAAATCTGCACCGAAATCGAAACGAGCGACCTCTACTCCTGCCAGGATAACAGGACGTTTGCTTCGCTCGATCCACTCCAAAGACTTCTCCAGAGCTTCGGCTAAGTTCTCCCGGTCTCCGCCATTGACAGAGGGAGTGCCCTGCATGTAAACGTCGTACTTGACGTTCTTATCCACCATGTCACGTGGTATCTCGATATAGCCGGGCTGTTTGTTGTACTGAACTGCGTCGATCACCCGGTCAATCTCGTGCGGTGCCCAAATGGGATCGTCCAGGACAGCGCTGGCGCAGGTGACGTTCCGAAAGACCTCTCGCTGACACTCGTAGGCACCGGCTGCATGGTGGAGCAGAATGCCGCCCTCTCTCTCCTTCACGCCCGGTGCGCCGCTAATGACCAGCACGGGCGACTTCTCGGCATAGGCACCGGCAATCGGATTGAGCAATTTGAAACAACCAACACAGTAAGTAGCACACACGACGCCAAAGCCCCTCACCCGTGCATATGCGTCGGCCGCAAAGCCTGCGCACTGTTCATCAGTTGTGTTGCAAACGTCAAATTTGTCCGCCAGGTGATGATAAAACTTCAACACGTAATCACCTGGGATGCCAAAGACATGATCCACCATCGGCTCAAGGCGCTCGATGAGAAATTGCGCAGTTGTGGGCATTGCGGTATCCCCTCATTCGGCTACTCGCTACACCAGTAGCTCTGATGTAGGAGAGTCTACGATTTCGATTAAGTAACCTTCTTTGTTAGCCGGAAAACGACGAACCCATTCGACCCCTTCGCCTAACGCACAACCCAAATCACTAACACTCGGTGTCACAAAACTCGGAGTAACATCGGTCAAAAGAAGCATAGAAGGTAAGAGACTCGCTGTACCACTGTCTGTGTCTGTCATCTTGAGAAGTTTAAGCTCAAGGTAATAACAACCAGGAAGACATGTATCTTGTGCCGCCCACTCGTAGATTAACGTGCTCTTGGTGAGAACATCCTCATCTGTTGTACCGTCTACCTGCGCCACATCAGTTAGCGACATTTCAGTCGAGCCAACTGTGTTCAGGAAACGGAATATCCTAATTGCGAATCCTCGCTTATAAGCCATCGGCGTCGTGCCATTGTAGCCCCGCTGTACCCGAATGTAATAGTTCGTTTCATCGAACCCTGTCACCAGCATTTGCTCAGGTGTTCTCGGGTTGCCAGCCACCACAATGATGTCGCCTACAGCCGCCTGCGTAAAACCAATGTTGTCAGCCAACTGAAAATAGGTGTCATCCGCCGCAACTGCTGACTTGAACCGGCCTGTAGCCCACATCGAGGCTTCCAGCACAGTATCAGTCAAGTCAATTGGTACTCGGCAATCCTTAACCTCAATTTCAAATGCCGGTCGTGTGTCATGCCTCTTGATACGAAAATCTGGACAAATACCTGATGAGCTATCCGGGCAACCAGTTTGGCTAACGCAATATGTTTTCGTTCCACATGATGAAGCTGTCATGTAAGTATATATGCGACGATCAGAAAAGATGCGACAAACTCCATACTCGATCACGCAGCCAGTGTAAGTTCCCCTTATACTCGACTAATTTCATCGTATATCGCCGAGCAACCTCCTGCGCCTGATGCCAATCTCTCTCATCAAAATACTGAGAACTTATAGGCCCGTAAATGATATCCTTGATCCCATTCGCCTGCGCCAGTCGAACGTCTCGCAGCATAGGCGGACCCGTTGTGTAAAGAGTGTGGTTGTCGAAAGGTTCAAAGCTAGTTGAGCCCGGCGTATATAATTTCAAGCCCCGATGAATCGCCGCCTCTACCGCCGTTACCAATACCAACTCCCGATCCGGCTCCTCCCAGCCAAACTTGTTCTTAGACTGAAACGTGTCAGACTGTGATAAGAAGTTAACACCAAAAGCGATCCAACGGTCTTTCCGATCAACAATAACCGCCGCCTGCTGGCCTGTAGGGTCTTTGCACATTGCCGAAGCAACCATCAAGAACCCCATAAAGAAGTCATCTCTCGGGGGAGTGATCTTCGGTAAGACCTTTCGCTCTTTGCCGTTGTTGTCATTGTCGGCCAAAGTTACTCATACCTCACAGCCAGACATTTGCATGATCTGAACGACATACCTGGAATGGCTGTACCTGCCCTGCAAATCACCAATCTTGCTTTTCTGCAAACCAGTCAAGTACCGCTCTACCACAACCTCGGGCAAAGGAACCTGAACATGCCAATCGCCGGTGCCAGGCATCCGCACTTCATAGGCCACAGGGACAAAGCCAAGAGCCAAATGCTCTATACAAGGTATCAAATACGAGTCCGACGCTTGATCGTACGTGTAGCCTTCTGAAAATGCGTGCCCATGATGGCACCTAACTCGCTGTCGGGTATTCTGCGAACATGACTCTGTTTCTGGATCGCCGCTATCCCCGACCACCGCAATGAGATATGTGCGTCCTCGAATCAAGTGGACAACTAATGCCGACTTGATATCCCCGCAATCTTGGTGTTCATGTTCATCCGACATCGACAAAACCTCTTTGCGTTTCTTTGTCCTCTTTTTTGTCGGCCGCTTAGCGTGTTGGACTTTGAACTTGGCCACCTTAATTATTGACGAACCCCAACGGGCAGTGTCGGAAGTTGTTGTATTCTCGTCTGTCTGGGCAGTAGAGGCAACTTCAATTTTTGCACTCTCTGCACTCTCTGCATACCGTTGAGCGGCCCTTTCAATCTGAGCCCGGTTTCGTTGGAGCCCGGCATCCTCCACTAGTTTCTTTCGCCACTCGTCAAGACGGCCAGAAGACTTAATCTCTTCACTCTCTACGTCCAGATGAATCTCTGGGTGGAACGGGTTTTCTGACTTTGGCGCATTCTTCTTCATAGCGACAACCAAAACTCGCATGTTTCATACATAAATCGCCGCCTTCAAATCTTATCGGCAGAACAAACGGAAAGATTCAGAGAAGCCAGCAGATTTCCGCACAAATTACTAAGTCTGGATATATATCCTGACTTTTGGGGCTAGGCAACTGCAATGATCGAACGACTAGAAGAACTACAGCCAGGCGAAATGCTCACAATTGACAATGAGTTCTCTAAACAACTCACCAGTTTAGAGGACTTCACAATATACGGCACTAGGAACTTCCTATTCGAGGGACAGCAAGTTATCATCCTAGAGTTGAACGAACATCATCTCATCGCTTCAGATATGGGTGGCGATCTGAAATTTGCAATCTGCGAAGTGTATGATGAAGACAACGGTAAGTACCTCGATGATGATAAGAGCTTCCTCGAAGAAATAGAACTTACAGGCGGCGAATCATCAAGCAGCTACAGAAAAACAAACGCATCATCCTCCGAAGAAGAGGAGGATGATGCGTTCTGCGAGTACGTTGCCAACGACCACTATGACTACCACTATGATTACTTGTTCGTCTTGAAAAAGATCGATGGTATGGTCATCTACCGTGGTGCCACGGTCGAGGAAGACGCCATTCTGCTTTAGCCGTCGCCATCAGCCTCTTCCTTCTCAACCGCCGCTTTAGCTTCGGCCAAGAACGAATCGGGTGCTTCGACCAACGGGCAGACTCTTTTCTTCATTGCCACCAACATCGTGCCGATCTGCTGAAGAAACCGCCAACCGGCCATCGGCTGGCAAATATAGGTGACGATCAGCCACATCAACCCAACGACAACGAAGATGAAGGCTATTGCCGCCACTACCACCAAGATCAAAACCCCAATAGTTTGCATCAACAGCCAAAGCACGCCCCCGAGACCCTCTGCGAGAAACAGGCCATTCAATTCTGCCCAGAGCTTCGGCCCAACAAGCCAAAGGAAAATACCCAGAGCCATGAAGCCCAAGGCGTGCGCAACTTTCTTTCCGGTAGCACCTACCCGACTGTAAGTGGACACGCCGCTAACGACCGTCGCCACCAAAACCCCACAGAAGTAGAAAGCCGTAGCGAACATCGCTATTGTGGCAAGAACTCCTTCCACCGAACCGTTTGGGAAAATCTGCCCCATTATCCCACAGAGCCCAAAGAAAGCCACCCACACGAGAGCCATCGTAAGCCAGACAAAGTGCAAGTGTACCTTGGTCCAAAAGAACGCCAGCATCCCGTACATGGAAGCCCAAAAGTACCTACAGAAATTTGTAGGCGGACATACGGACATTTTCTCGACTTCATAGGAGTACTTGTAGTACTTCCACAACACGTCGTTTTCGTGAATCTTAACCTTGTTCATGGAATTTCTCCCTAGTGATCGTTACACATTGCCTTGACCACCTCTCTTTCGGCTCAACCGACTTCACCCTGGGCTTGCCGTCCTTAAAGAAGGTCTTACGATCAAGAAACCGACCTATCCCAGCGTTCTTAGCAAACTCTCGATCCGTCGAAGTGCAACCCACCATCACCGATTTGAGCAAACAGAGCCTATGCTCTTCCCTCGCCCGAAAAGCGAAGTACGGATTCGGTAGACTGCTCTCGTGTTTATCGGCCAGTCGATGAGGACTATAAAATACGTCGTCGATAGGTGGCGTGAGCCGTTTAATGACTTCGATAATACATTCTTGCGCCGTCTGCTCTCTAACCTGCTTTGATCCTATCAACGGGAGATTCGCCACTCCAATGAACAAATAGCCTTCTTCATAGTATCGGGCAAAAACCCTATCCACATCAGGAAAAATCCGTACATCTTCCGGTTTTATCGGCACCATGTGATTGCGGACTGAAAACACCACAGCAGGAAGTGAAAAGAAAATGGCCGGGCGCACGTACGTATTGCCTTCGTCTCGTTCAAAGGGAATCTCCACAATAACCGCAAAGCCCTCTTCGTAACTCGGTGCCTCTCTCATCCGCCAGCGCTTGACAAAATCCGTCTTGTTCAAACGATCACCACCGAGAGCCATTCTTGCTTCAGCGTTCTTGCGTACGTCTCCGATGCGGGTGTCCAGGCAATGACACTCCACAACATACTCTGGAGCTTGCTTAATGGCCTTCTTGTAGCCACGGAGAACGCCCAGATAAAACGACCTCTCAGCCCTCGTTAAATTACAGTCGTCAATGATGATGTTGTTTTTGCGGTAAATCAGGCGGGACAACTCGGTGCGAATTTCGGCGAGATTAAGAAACTTCGTAGGAGATAGGTACTCGAAACCAGCAAAACGATTAGATAGCGCATATGTCGTCTTGCCGCTGCACGGTGCCCCCGATATCAGAATCATCCTTGGATTGGTTGGCATGGCTAAACCGATACTTGCCCGATTTGACTTTCTCCAACATCTCTAAGTCAAACCGCCCCGCAGCCTCTTGAGATAAAGACAACAAGCACTTGAGTTTTCTCAGCCACTTGTACATCGCCCTCTTCGTACAGTACACGCCAGTATGATTGATGAAATTAGGATAGAAGCGACCACGGTAATTTCGCAAAGCAGCAAACTGAAAATAATATGCTAAAAACCGGCGCTGTAGGCTCGTCTTGAAGTATTTGAACAACCACCGCTGGTCCTTGGGCACCACATCATCAAAGAAGAAATCGCCAGCAATCAAGAGTAAATCCATACCCTATTGGAGTACGAAATACTCAAACCTCCCAACCACGACATAGCCGTAACCATACCAGTAATAAACCACCTGAACGATGCCGAGGAACCCCTATACGATGCGACTCTTTCTGCAAAGCAAAAAACAACTCAATCCGAGTTCGTTGTTCCTTGATACCATGCTCACCTAGCGAAGCATAGAAGATATCAATGCAATCGCTAAGTTCTAATCGCAACACCATCTCTATATGACGAGGAATCAACAATTCCCGTTCTGGGATCGGCCCACCATAATGCATAGACCTGTCTACGAAGAACATACGAAGAAACCGTTTTGCCTCATCCGGTGTAGCTGGTGGAGGTACCGGATCATCCTCATCAGTGACCCAATCATCCTTAACACGATGATCCGGCGTACCTAATAACAAACCATCCAGCCACGCACTATTCTCATTGTTCGCATCGCCCACCAATACACGACCAGCGCCCGGTTCGTCAGTTTCATCCATAAACCCATCTTGACCCACCGGATGAAACTCAAAATCTTCAGATTCAAAACCCAGTGAAGATAGAGCCTCCCGCTCAACCGAATCTTTGTCAACTAACATTGGGAAACCCTCATGTAAACGTAACGACTATCGCATTGAAACGAAATCTAGCTACCAGGTCAATACATATTTACGAGAAGAGTTAACCAAGGAGGTAATAATGTTCCGCTTTGCCATGATAGCAACTATCGTATTGGCATTTGGAGCAATGTCGGGATGTAACAACCTGTCGCCTAATGACAATCTCTCACCAATCCTAGACCAAAGACTTGAGGACATTGAAGGCAATCAATCAACTATTGAGAGCAATCAAAACGCCATCAAACTCGAACTAGGACGCCTGCAAAACGCTTTGGAGATACAAGGCGAAAATAATGAAGTGCAGCAGGGATGGTTCAACGTACAGGCGGACGGCATCATCATCACCGTATTCGCCCTTGTCACTATTGGTATGCTGCTGTTTTACATGTACAGTTCCGCCAAAAACAAGAAGGTCGCCACAATACTCGCCGATCAAATCCGAGCCTATGAAGACTGGGAGTTGAAAGAACAAGTAATGGCGGCTGCGTGGAACACTGGTGTAGAAAAGACCATATTCAAGATGATCGACTAAGAGATACGATCATCATGGCACACCCAACCCCCTCCCACCGCATTGCGGTGGGAGGGGGTTTTTACTAGCGGAAAGGCAGACACCACAACGTTTGAGTTTTCAGCCGTGAGGCGTCACTTGGATTCTGACCCCCGTGATACCCATTGGCCCGTGATCGATGGAGATGCGCCCTGTGCTGCTGTTAAGTGCGGTATGGCGTCCCAACTCCTGCACCGCCTCGGCGAATGTTGCCTGGTCAGGTACGTCACCCAAGTTGAACGAGCGGTCGAACCGAAGTAGTTGTTGAATCACCTCTGCGAGATCGGGGTCTCGCTCAATAAGTTCTGGATTGACAGACATAACTTCTCCTAGCTCTTCTTATCATAGCCCTGAAGGACAGTGGGAAGGTACAAGTAACCGGGGCACGTGCCGCCGTCACCAACGGATTTCCAGTGCTGCGACGGATCACGCCCTGCCTTTTTGAGTTCGGCGAGATGCTTCGCAACATCCCTATCAACCGCTCGCTTGATACCACTGAGCAGTTTCTGGCACTCGCCTTTTTTCCAACCAGTGTGTTTCAGGTAGCGACATTCCCTGTGACCCTGACGTGCCAAACACCGGTGTTGTAGATGGTTTTCTGAAAGTGGCATGGTTTACCTCCGCCTAGTTTAGGGTGATGGTGGTCTACCGTATCAAACTGGCTGCAAGCTCACTTCTTCGCCTATGTCACGAATCAGGACTCCTCGTGCGTGGTCGGCCTCGTGCTGAAACACAATAGCCGCCAGTCCATTCAATTCAGACTCGTAAGCGACAAGTTTCGGCTCGCTATCCTCCACGACGAGTTCTTGGCCAGTGACTTTAACTTTCTCCCAACGAGATACGACGTAAGATTCACCAGGCAGCGACAAGCACCCCTCAACATGCTTTTTCTTATCTTCCGTGAGGGGCTCATACTCACAATCTATGAAGTAGCGATACCCATGACCCTCGAACTTAACGATAAACAGTTTCCAGCCAATACCAATTTGAACCGCAGATAGCCCAATCCCGTTATGCTGATCGCAAATGACCTCCATTTGCTTACAGACTTTGAATACGTCCGCCACGCCCTCCGTAGGCACCGCTTCTGCTTCAGGAATTTTCCCGACGGCTACGATGTTCATGCTGATTGCTTGGGGTGCAAATGATTGACCAAAACAGCCATCTTCTGGATCAGCCAAGTTTCCAGAAGATCACGATCATTGACAACACCAACTGGGATACGTAATACAATAGGCTTAACTGTAGTATCATTCAATGGGAACTTGCCCAGCAAAAACTCAACAAGCTCCGAGACCGGCACCCCTCTTTGCGCTGCGGCCTGGCGTAAAGCGATATGGGCCTCAAGATCAAGGGCGCAGAAATCCTCAAACAACTCGCAGGCCAAGCGAGAACGGTTATGATAGCCCCTTCGCTCCTTAGCTTCGTCTACTTTGGTAATCAGGTTCGGCGGAACAGACAAACTCAACACCTGCGTACTTTTACCCATAAAATCACCGCTTCCTTTTCATGCTAAGCGCCTTTTTCTTCTCTCGTTCCATTTGTCGTATCTTCTTACGACGCTTCTCCGATGGCTTCTCATAAAACTGATGTCGCTTCAATTCATGTAATACACCACGCTCGGTCATAGCTTTACGAAACGCTTTAAGCATTTGCTCAAAGCCACGCCGATTCTCGACTCGCACGTTTACTGCCATCTGTTCATTTCCTTAATAATGTAGTGTTCAATAATCATTCTTCTTCAATTTTCGGTACTGTGATAAACCGAGCCCCAATGCGTTGTATCTCCCTCTTACGCACCTTGTCGTAAGACAATCTTTTGCTGATATCCACAGTAGAAGGCCAAGCATCTCGATCAAGCGTTGGTATGAACTCCGTAAGCCTGTTAAGAATAGCTTCTACCAACAAACTAGCGCTCTTTTCTGCGGCGGGAGCAAACGAAAACAAGTAAGTGTTAGGAATATCCTCTCCGCACAAATCATCGAGTATGTAATCAGCCGAGTTGAAATATCTCTGACGTTCATCACATACTAGATACGGACAACGAGCGATCATGGCATAACGGGAAAGGCCATTGAAAACATCAATGACACAATCACAGGCACGCATCACGCCTAGCAGTGCCAACAGATTCCGCTCAGAGATAAACAAACAATCCGTAGCAAAATCTGGGGACAGATCATAAGTCCCGTAATCCTGCGCAACAACTGGCTGGTATTCTCTTTCCAGTAAGGACTGTATCATCTCTTTCCAAAATGATACGTCTAGTATCCTGCGCTTCTCTCGACCTTGTTCCCAGCTATGTATGAACTTACTAGGAGTCAGGAATACCGATACGTTCTTGGAAAGATGCATATTCGTCCACGCCATGTTCACAGACGGAATCGCTGGCAGTACATACTCTATATCGTGCAGTTCGGCGAAATACTTTGAAGTAAATCCTTTCCAATAGTAGTCAGAAGCAAAATCAGTTGGGACAGTGACGTTATCGAAGTAACGTAAGAGCAGGCGTTCGTACATGTTAAGTTTGGTGTTACCAAACCCGTAAACAGACCTAGCTAGATCGCCCAACGCCGTATCATCTTGGGGGCTCCAGAATTCGCCGATGCCGCTATAGATGCCAAAATGACCTGGCCATGAGCATACGATCACGTAATCATTAGGAAACAGCCGAGGCAATAGCATCGTGGAGAGCACAAACTCTGACTTAGCATCACCAAAGAATGGAATAATCCGCAGATTGCGCATTGAAGAAGGGAGTCTCTTGTCGGCAAACATCTCTCGTTTGAGATGCGTCCTCTCTACTACTCGATTGATGAAATCTAAAACTTCTGACATGACTCTCCACTATTTGAATCGATGGCGAAATTCTTCCTTGACAAAGCACGTAGCTCTCTTCGGGGCATGTTCTGAGCAATAATACTCGAACCAATAATCGTCTGCGTCCCGGCAAGAAAAACTGGCAAGTTCGTCACACCCCTTACACGTAACTTCACCAGGCAAGCGATGGCAAATCAAATCCCTTGCTGTTGGCTGCCGTCTGTCTACGTCGTCCAAATGAAGGAGAAGTTCTTGAGCCTCCTCAAGCCATTTCTCATTAACCATTCTTAAAACCAAGTAATCTTATCCCTCTTCGCCCACATCATATTTCTCACGGCCTGTTCATTCTCAGCCATACCTACTATCGTGGAATAATCACCCTCACCAACATCACGGATCGCAGTTTCCGCCAGCTTCAAAGCCTTGGTGTTATCTTCCACCACGTTGCGATAATGTGCTATGACAAGTTTCTTAGGCCCTCTGCTGGTAAGATGTAACCTCATACCTTCTTGGCCATTACCCCATATTTGGTCCGGCGACTCGAAGAGAATGAAAGGCGTGCCAACAGCGCCTGCCAGACGAGTAGAAGCTGTCCAGAATTGGATCGTACACTCCATATTCGCCACGTAGGCGAGCGTTTGTTCCAAATCCCGCACACTCGCTCGGCGGCTATAGTCAAAGATGCGTGGACAAGGACATGGCAACGTTGTCACCTTCTCGCCCAGCCAAACCGGATTGTACCCCATATCTTCCAACAACCAGATCAAACGCTCGTAGAATGAAGGTGTGAGGTTGCGGCCGTAACACGTCCTGCCCCTAGCCGTAATGCCTACTGATTTAGGAGGTAGTTCCGCACGGGCCTTTTCCAACTTTTCGGAACTGGGCGATGGCAACCACACAGCGCCTTTCCTGCCCGCTACGCAATCATTAAAGAGTCCTTCAGCCGGTAAGCTAACTCCACACTTCTGACATTGCTGGAAGTCACGAAATTGGGAAACCCGACCCTGGCAAATATCCTCTCCTGCTTTCCTCGGACAAGACAAGACTCGGGGATAGCAGCAGACGTTCGCCACGTCATTATCGGGAACAACATGCCCCACTTCTCTCGCCTTCGCTTGAACCTTTTTTAGATTCTGAGAATGATGATGAAAGGCCCGACAATACTCCCGGAGATACTGATACTCCTCTTTAAGCTCCCAGAACTCGTCAACCAGATGACGATAGAGAAACTCCCTGCCATACCAGCCCATTACAATTGAGTAACGGCCTTGATACTGGCCACGCAAGAGATAGGGTATGCAATACAGTGGAATTAACGTCTCACAACCAAACTCAGAGAAGGCCGGTATGATGACTACCTGTGCCTTATCGGGTCGTGGGCGATTCGTGAACTTGTGAATATTGAACTGAACATCCGCAATAGGCTCTTCATCGCTTATCTGTCTGTTATCACCCGGATTGTAAACGGCTCCCGGAACAATTCGTCTTTTCATAGTACAGTGTTGCTCTTATCGCTCTTATCACCCTTATCATCGCTTTGCCGACGCTGCCGAGCTATTTGACGCAACTCTTTCTTGCGCTGTTCATCCTCCGCCTTTTTCTCTTCACGCAATTTCTGGATATGTAGCGCAGACTCATCCTGAGTGGCTTGTAGAGCCTTGCTTGCACGGATAAGGTACCCACAGTGTGGGCATTTGAATTGGCGGGAGCCGCCACAGTCCTTGCACGTCTTGACCTCTACCAGATTGGCCAAGTCAGAACCGTCGGTCAGCTTCTTGAAAGAGCAGTGCGAACAGAAGAGTAAATATAGCTTGACGCTCATACCGTATTATAGTATGAACGATGCGAGATACTACTTACTCAGCACCTTGAGAATCTTACTGATTTCACGTTCCTTCTGGAGTTCCCAGAAGCGTTCCAACATCTCATCGCCCTCGTCGACATCAAAGGCGAATGCGCCAAGCGGCTTAGTGTACCGGCCAGAAAACAACTTTCCGCCCCCTTCACCGTGCTCGCCAGCCAAAATACGACAGTGGGTGTGAACTTCTACCGTGTCGTCATTCGTTCTGAGACAACCAGATACATACTCACGGTCGATCAAGCCAAACGCCACCGCCGTGTGAACATTCGCCCCCCAAGACAACATATGATCGGCAATGGCCGCCAAAGCATGATATTGATCCGACTTGATGATGCCCAAACCAACAACAGCCAAACCATCGTGGTTCTCATGGTCCGTAATCGCCCGACCCAACAATCTGACCCACGACATCGGCCAGTTGTATCGCACGATCTTCCGTACATGCGCAGCGTCTGCGACATCAAACATGGCCTGCTGAGTAGCAAAATCCCGGCTTTCCGTATCGGCTTTCGTACAGAAATCTGTATCCGTAATCACGCCCGCCCAAATAGCCGTCGCCACCTTGACATGCAATTCATTATCGTCGCTCCACTCCATACCATGTTCGCATAAGAGTTGATAGACGATACCCGCAGCACTACCGCTGTGATGATGAATCAGATGCCCATCAAAATCATCGTTTGGCAACTCCTTGTGGTGGTCGATCACAATGTCCCATTGGACATCATGCTTGCCTGCCCCTGCGTGACTTGGTATCGTGTCCACAAGGATACAGAGACAATACTTCTCTGGGGAGTACTTAGCAGCCGAAAGAAAATGCGGATCAAGCAACTGTACAGCTACTTTGTTCTGTGGGTGGCTCACATCGCCATCAACGAAACAGTCCGCATCAAGTTGGTAGAAGTGATCCAACAAAAAACGAATGCCCATCATCGCCCCGATGGCGTCCAAATCTGGCTGGGGGTGCGCAAAGATGGCCGCCCGGCGACTCGGCTCCGGTTGGCCCTGGAGCCTTTCATCCAAAAAGGCCCGGAGTTTGGCACTGTCGGTCGCAGGCTCGACCGCCACCTCCGCTGTACCAGCGGAGGTGGCGGTGTCTGCCAGATTATCGTCGTCGTCGTTGGACATCGGAAACCCCAATGACTAACGGCTGTAAACCAATGCTCTAGCGGTCAGCCAATCGGTCATAGTCATCGAGTTGGGAAGCTCGTCCAAGTAAATGTCCCCGACGTACCGTTGTCGCAAGTCATCCCAATCACGGGGGACAAATAAGAGCTTCTTCTCCCTCTCTCGGTGCGTATTTAGACGCCTAACCGCCTTTTCCTTCGCCTCGGGCGGAGTGCCGGGGACGTGTCGCAAAGCCACAAGATACCGCTTTCCGTTTTCTAAGTAAACGTCAAAAACGTGCCCCTCGATCACCCGGACGGTCTTAACGGTATAGACTTGATCTAGCTGGATCGTGCTAGCAACGCCAGAGATAGCAGTCGTCGCAGATAGGCCGAGATTGCCGTACATAGCGCCGACCCAGCCACCAAAACAGAAGCTCACCAAACAGACAAAAGCCGCTACGATGAAACCTGACTTCTCATTCATATCATTTTCCTCTCACGTTACAATCCCAACGCAATGTACGTGTCCTGCGATCAAAACGAACGAAGCCCTCTGCCTGCATTTCGTCAATCGCTTTTGTACAACCCAAGCAAAGCCCATAATCATCTACCAAAGCCACCGCCCCAGGAATCAAGTGCTTAGGAAGATGACGAACCACAAACTGATAGGAGGAATACCAATCACAATCCAAATAAACAAAAGCAAACTTCACAGATGGATCAAGATTTGGTAAAGTTTCTTGGAATGTCCCCTTCACGCAAATGATATTTGGGTATTCCCTTAACAACTCAATCGTTGGCCCTCGGCAGGGAACAAATTTGCCAGGAGGATTCTTCCCATCAAGTTCTTCGTAATAAGGGGTTTCGGGCGTATTCGCAGGCAATCCTTCAAACGTATCAAAAGCGTATACAACACGCCCAAAGCCAGCCAACTAAATGGCAGAGCCGCCCTCGAAAGTTCCAAACTCAGCAAGTGGACCAGGTTCAGCTAACGAAATCAACTCCTCAAACTGCCTCAAATGCTTACGGATGGGTTGGGGCTGGTACATGTCTTATGTATGCAGCGATCATCCCTCTACGTGCGAATCCATCGCATTCTTCAAATCCAACAAATCTTGGAACCAAATGCCGTACCGCTTAACACTCTCAGCGACCACAGCCATATCAAGTCGAGACACCTTCCAGATGGGCAATCCTGCGTCATCCGTTTTGACCTGGTCAGTGTACTCTACTCGGCCCCACTCATCTTTTACAACTTGCTTCTTCCCATTGACAACAACCGAGTTAGGTTCATACTCCACCTGGCAACGAGTGAGGTGAAGATCAAGCAGTGCCTCCCGCTGTTGCTCGTTCAGGATGCCAAACCACACATCAGCACAAAGACTGATGAGGAAATCGTATTTGGCATTATCTGGGAACCACAGTTGTGTCGCCTTGCTGAACTTCGTTACCCGGCCAAGATTCAAGCGATCTTTGACATAGGGCTTAGAATCGACGAACTCTACAGCGACCAAGGCTTCGTCAAGATGGGAATGATGTTTCTCTTTGATCTGAGTCAATAGCTGGCGCACCTGCGGCGCAGCTTTAACATGTGTGACTGGCATGAGATATCTCCTCTAAGACAGTGATTAACTTTCAGCATCCGCACCCATTAAACGATGCGGAAGGAGCTTATCGCTCAGTTCCTCTACCTTAGATCGGAGATTTGATAGCTGTTTATTGAAACTATTTTCTTGTTTTTGCTGACCTTGTATTTCAGCAGCATGAACCTTGCGTTCTAGTTCCTCGACTTTCATCTTCACATCGCTTAGTTCACGGAGCGCATCACTATCCATGAAATTAGGAGTAACGGCGGGCTCCTGGTCTGATCTACCGGCTGTACCGCCTCGAATCGGGTTCGGGCTAGCGGCTTGCTTCATCACGATATCGGAAGCTACTTTCTGGTCGTATGTGGACTTATCATTAAAAGCTACTTCTTCATATCGCTCCGGGTGAAACACTCTATCGATATCCTCTGACAGGATGAGCATATCACGAAGGTCCAACTGTTGCTCAGAGGATTCTCGGCGCTCTTGAATCAACTCAACGGCAGGAACTTCTTGCGCAGGTTTCTCTTGTTGAGGATGGATAGGTTCCATTTCCATTTTTTCCAGTGCTGCATCCCACAGCGACTGAAAATGGGCCAGTTCATCGTGTGTATCGCTCATAGTACACATATCTAGCGTACCGATTGTTAATTTTCGCCCCACGAAACCCGTTTACATGTGCATTCGGCTATATCCCGCACACGAATCCATGTAAGCTGCTTTGCAAACCAAGTGACTTTTTCGCCATCCACTTCGCCCATTGGGTGAGTTTTGACAACTACACGGCCTTCATGTTTGCCGCTAGTGAGCTTCAAACAACCAAACGGGGCTTCACGGAAAGTGAGCAGTCCTTTTTGCTCCTTTTCTTCAACCTCATTCAGCCATTCCAGCAGCGGGTCGTTCATCTTCTTCTTTCTCCTCTGGGAATAGCCGATCTAGCTGTTCGTCCAATCGAGACACGTCTACAAGCGCAGTGCTCCACCAGTGAGGATCGCCTTTAGGCATACATTCACGCCAGGTATAGTAGAAGAACTGACATTGGAAAGAATAGGGCTTCTCAGCAACCTCGTCCGAACTCATGCCGGATAATAGGTCTTGCATCATCTCCTTAACAACTGTCATGGACGATGTGGGCGTACCCCCACCCAACTTCTGTACCAATCTTACCGACGCTTCACCACCCTTGTTACTTGTCATCAACAAATGGATGGTATCACGCTTGAGATTCCCATCCACGAACTCGGCGTTCGCTTCATAACAAGCTAGAACTTGCCCAGGCTTTGGCTTGTTCCTTCGGGCATCGAAGAAATACTGATCGAAGTTGGATTCGTCAATCACCAAGTCTTTCAGTGCTTCACGCTCCTCATCAGTTAAAGTACTCGCTGACTTCTCGGTACAGTTCGTCGGCTTGTTGTCGGACATCATCGCTCCTAAATCCTGACTGTTTCATTATATTGAGAGTAACCGGACTTTCATCTTCTTCGACAGTCACCAATTCAGTTGGCAATTCTGCCTCTTCCCGATACAACACAACCACACGAAAATCCGATTCGGGGGGAGGCACTTTGCGACCTAAGTAAGCAGGAAACGACAGAAGCTGGAAATGATTGAACTTGTACCAGGGCGGCAAAATCCTCAACCTCACAATGTTTCCCTCTTTGAATTCGTCTTTGAATCGCTCTTTCTCTTCTGCCCACACATACACCAACGCCATCTCCCAATTTGCATCTACCAACTTCAAGACACGGAACTTATTGCCCTTCGCAGAAGTTTTGTCCTTAACCTCATGGATGAGGCCCTCGACCGGATAGCCAGCTTCTCTATTCTGTGGTAAGTCTCTGGCCTGCTCGAAGGTATAACCTTCAGCGTCCTCGCATACATCCAGCGGATTACGCCAACAGAAGCCGTAGAATTGCATCTCTGCCTTTTCTTTATCAATTAGGGTCTCGTATACCTCTTCCTTAATGGACGATTCTACGGGGCTCTCAGCGAATTCTGAGAGGGATTTGATATTCTGATCGACAACTGAGTTTTCCTGAAAACGAGTCACAGATCGGCGGTAGTTGCCTCTGAGACGCCGGAGCTTCTTCGCCGCTTCGCTATCCTTATCAATATGCTCCAGAGCGGCATCTATTGACTCTTCATGAACAACTTGGCCGTCATCTACCAATTCGTCATACTGCTCCTGATATCTCCCCATTGCGGTACTGAACCGTTTAATTCGCTCCTGGCGCTTCTTCGCATGGTTCTTGTAGAACCCATAGTACCGCCACAGAGTCAAAGGATCAGCATCGTCAAACGCCCCCAAGGCCACCAATGACTGAACTACACGAGCATCGGTGCCAAAGCGATCCAAGAAATCCCGAAAACTCTCAAAATCTCCGTCCTCTTCCCGTAAGTCCACAATCCTGGAACCAGCATCCTCGCCGACAAATTTGATGTTCGAGAAACCGAAATAGACTTCATCCTCACCATCAGGGATACAGAAGTTCATGCATGACCTGTTGATGTTCACCGGATTGACTTTGACCCCATGCAACTCGGAATTTCGCTTACAGTCTCGAATCTTCTCATGCAAAGACCTCTTAACATCTCCTCGCACATGATTCAACATCGTGCAATAAAACTCCAATGGGAAATGTGCTTTCAACCATAACTGGCGAGAGCTTTGATGAGTATAGGCACAACTATGAGCCTTGTTAAAACCATAATTCGCAAACTCCTCAATCTGCTTCCAGAACTTGAGAGCTTCCTCTTGTGAAATACCTAACACCACCTGGGCGTTCCCAATGAACGTCTCCTTGTACTTGGCAAACTTCTCAATTTTCTTTTTGGAGATCGCTTTCACCACATCATATGCATCACGCAAAGGCACCTTACCCACTGCGTGTAATATCTGCATAATCTGCTCTTGGTAACAATTACTAACAACAATGCCATTAGCAACCAAATTGTGATAATCGGCAACCGACATCCCATAAAACCTCTGGTCCTTAACCACCTCAAGGCGTTTAACCGGATAATACCTCAAATCGCCACAGTCAACACCGCATCGATTTGCTACGTTATGGGTCACTAGATTACGAACGGTACGCATCACCCCTCTACTAACTTTGTGTTCCTTACAGAATTGCCTCTGCGATACGCCAGAAAATTGACATTTCTCACGAATTGCCCACTTGGGAACAAAACTAGAATGTCCGCCATTTGTTAAGCGACCTTCAAACTTCTTAACCACCAAAAACTCACCAACAACATCAGAAAACTTCTCTGTATCATTCACATAAATCCGATTCTTTCGCTGGGCCGATACAATGCCGAAACCAGCCAATAACTGCCTAATACCATGTAGTAATCGCTCAGAGGCAGAAGTAAAAAAACAAATTTGATTACGCTTGCCAGATACAAAAAGACACCCATCGGAATCAACTAACCCCGACAAGAACGCCGCACGAATATCATCAGTTGCGGACAATATAGCGTCGGGAACAAACTTCTCTTTACAACTCTTTTTAAGACACATATCCTCTAATAACTTATGCCATTTTGTCTTTCTATTGCCATAACCATCACGGTTTAATAAATCAGAACACGAAATGCCAACATACCACGAACGACAGTGAAAATATTCGTGCAAAAACAGTTTAGGAAATCTACCTTTTATCCACCGCACAACAATATCATGATTGCGTTTAGTTCCAGTGCACAAAGTCGAACCAGTGCCAAAATTACCGTCTCCCACTAATTGACCAAACAAGTACGCAGCATCACGCCAATCACCAAGCCATGAAATGTCAGGCAAATCAGTATTGCTACAATGTGGCAAAATTGCTGGCGCAGCTATCAGATCATTCTCATCCAACTGCCCTACTGGCTTCATTCCTTCATACGTTAGCACTTTGTGGTCGCTAGTAAGGACGACAGAATACCCATTTGATAATGTCATTTTAAGACCGTCACTAACACGAGTCGGACCACATCCGTGACACTCCTTGTGCCCAACAACCTTATCCACCAAATTCACCGAGTGAACCATATCGCCTCTGCGAACACGCTTGATCGGCATCTGCCTACCATCTGCCAATGAAATTAACGTGTCCTCGTGGATACACATAACTCCATAAGTCTTGGCCAAATACTTTTGAAGAACCGGGTGTATTTCATACTCCTCCAAGCCTTTCTTGCGTCTGCAATACACATCGTGTACTTTATTGTTCAGCGGACCCGGTCGATACAATGCCGAATACGCCTCCAAATCCTGAAACCGATCTACGCCGCCTGATTTCACCAGGCGACGTATACCATCCGAGTCGAACTGGAAAATGAATCGCAAATCACTACGATCTGCCATCTTGATCGCCTTCATATCGTCCAGATAAGAATCGTCAGACCAAGTAGGCCCGCCCGGCACCGTGCAAATACCCTCCAAACCATGTCGTTCCAAAACCAAACCAATACAATCGACGATCTGTTCCTGCATCTCACTAGCCAGCAAATCAAACTTCACCAAACCTACCTGCATCAAATCCTGCGAAGTCTGCCCCTCCGGCCACGCTGTCATCAAAGAGTCGTCTTTTTTGTTCCTCACTAGCGGAGCAAAGCCTTTCAACGGCTTGCTAGAAATGATGAAACCCCCAGCGTGCTGGCTCATGTTCCTAATACGACCTTGCAATTTGTGCGCAGCGTCCGCCGCTTCAGGATACTTCTGACACCACTTCTTGAAGGCCGGATACAACTCTTGAGCCTTCTCCCATGTTAATAAGTCCCCCTCATTGTCCTTCGTTGCAAACTGCTTCGTAATAACTTGTATCTCGTCACGATCCAAGCCAAAAACTCGGGCCATGTCAATCAACGCTTGCTTGAGAACATAAGTCTGGTAAGTACCGATATGAGCCACATTGTCTTTACCAAATTCCTTGGGTGCCCACTCGTTGCGTAGATAATCCCGCACACAAACCAAGAAATCCATGTCGATATCAGGATACTCACCCATCACCGAGCCAGGCTCTTGCTCAATGTCAAAGTCCGGGCAGAGGCCCAAAAGGTAAGGAACAAGGAGGTTGTGATCGTTTTTTGCCCAGTGGGTCTTCTTATGAAAATGGCCCAGAAAGTATTCGTACTTCTCCTGAACATCAATTTCGATCAATTCATACTTGAGACGGTCTCTGTAACGACCGTCATTTACGTGCCCCAGCGATTGCAACCGCTTCACGCATCGCTTTAACAGTTCTTCTTTCTTTGTCATACTAATATCATCGGCAAGAGAACCTAACTGACGTTAGAATTCTTGTGCTGATTACGTATATACCATCAAGAAGTATACAGCAGAGGAAACAAATATGTCCAATCAAGACCTAACCGCATATCGAGACTGGCAAATCAACGAAGAAGCTGGGAATGATGACAACATGCACAGCAACGACGCATTGCAACAGTTCGATACCGGCATTGATAACGACATCACGCTAGACGCCGAAGATGAGAATGGTATCTACGACGCCTATATGGAGCGACTCGAAGCACGAATCAAAAAGCATCGCCAACAATACGACAGCCACCTATCAGGGCGTGTAAAAGCCGACCAATTCATCCGAGACATAGAGATCACTAGGCGACTAATGGAAGACTTCATGGCTTACCAAGATCGCTTCATCAAACTAGCCACAGCAGCAAAGAAAAAGAACAACCGACAATAGATTCCTCCTTTCTTCTCGTATAGAGGTTGAAAAAGAAAACGCCCCGCCGAAATCGGCGGGGCGTTTTCGCTGGATATGGTAAGACTGTTAGCTTACCTTCTGGACGCTGATACTGAAATGCCACGGATGAGAAGTTATCGAAATCCTCGGCGGCATGGATTCAGTTTCTTCCTGGGAACCGTGATGGCGACAACAAGAGCCCCCAAGTGCCTTGCCTGTGGCCCGAGCCACGGGAGGCGGAAGAGGAACAGCCTCTGCTAAGTCTTTGCAGGTTACGTGTTCTAACAAAACCTCCGTGACCGCACCTAAGTTGTCACGCAATACTGTTTCAAAATGATTGACCGCAGTAGTGAGGTCTTCGCCATCCAATCCTTTGGCTTTATGAAACTCAGCCACAACTTCCTTGGCGGCTAGTAATTTAGCATCGTAAGACATTCGCTTAACCTACCCATCTGTTTGTGAAAGCATCCTATACTACACAATAGATCGGCAAAGCGAAGGACGATTCTTTAGCAAATCTATCCAGATTCGCCAAGACCGTCTCGAAGAGAGAGGTCATCGTCAAAGTAATCGGTAAGGCGTAGAATATCTCCACCTACCACAAGCTCATTCGACAAACCCCCGACAAGAGATTCCAGAACATCAGGAGGATGCTCTGGATAGCAGATCGGCCAGAAATCAGAGAGCTTCACGGCCCGTAAAAACTCATTGACGAGCCAACACTTACGAGCAAAACTACAACCTCGCATGTAGTTCCGCTGGATGCGCCATAAGCGACCCATATCAAACGATTCAGGCTCCGAGTTGACATCCGACACTAGGAACTGAGAAATCACACCCTCATCGTCCAACGGCTCTTCTTGCTTCAATAACGAAGCCGGACGACATATTGTTGATCCCAGAAGATAATGACGCATCGCCTCTGGCAAACAACCAATGCGGCGATAAAACTCCAGATAGCACGGGGAGAACAAGCCATAACCCACAACTTGGGTAAGCTCGCTGTCAATCGCCATGCCTAATTGGTAAACATCGGCAAATGCCTCGTCATTCATGTACTTCCGCTGACGATAATGTGCGAACCGCCTTCGGCCGTCTGGCTCTAATAAGAAAGGCACATGTACAAATTTCGGCAACTTCAAACCCAATCGTTGAGCAATAAACAACTGAGCGGGAATACTCTGCTTGTGCCGTGTGTCCACATAAGCAAAATCAATTCCCCGCAAAGTATAGTTCACTGGCAACGTTAAGTAGGAAGTGTACCTACCATCAGCCCGACATATCACATGGTCATGCTCTTCCGACAACTCAAAACAAGTCGAACCATGAAGAACGTCCTGGAGAACAAGACTCTCCCGATTGACGGACCCACCCACATCCCGAGGCATCTTCAAACGGATCACCGACCTACGCCCTTCGGCTTCCCACCGCTTGCAATCCTCGTCAGTAAAACCAGCAAATTTTCGACTGTAACGAAATGGCTCGCCAATCTTCGTCGCCTGCTGCTCTGCATGAATTTCACTAGGCGTGGCGTAATCTCGATATGCCCACCCCAGACTTAACAAAGTCCCTACGGCGGAAGCGTAATCCTGACTGAAATGAACATTATGATATGGCCCCTCTTCACATAAACCGGGATCGAGACCCTCACTCAGCCAACTAATGAGTTGATAGATGTGCGAACCGTCGTTCTCCCCAGACCGATCCAAATCATCGCAGATCAACACAACACGGCCACCTGCCTTCTTTGCAGCAGCCCAGTTAAGCAGCAGAACACGAGCCGCCCCCAAATGCAAACCACGGGACCAGTTCAAATTGTAGACAAAGCAGGTTTTCATAGCCGTAGTTTACCCTGTTAATGACAGCACCCCAACGTCAGTTTGCGCATAAAAAAGAGGCCCGCACGTGTCTCCAGGCTATGCGGGCCTCCATTTATTAAATTAGTCTATCTTAGATATCGACAAATGTAGTGATTCGCTTGAGGGTTTCTCTGAAAAATCACGCCTCCAAAGTACCACCAGTTACCCGATGGGGAACATGGCCCAAGATGGCAATCTCAGGAAAGTCTTTCCTCTCAAAACCGTCATATCCCTTTTCTCGCAGCTTGTCAGCAACTTGACGAGAAACCTCCGGGTCATCTGTATGGCCTTCCACATCTAGCTGCTGCATAAGCTCCCGCCTGTTCGCCACTGTAAGAAGTTTGGGATCACCCTCAACTTGCACCCATACCATGTTCTCATACTCAGGCGTTTGGCGAAAAAGCTCATCGGCGGACTCCGGCCTTAACCAAATCAAACCAGTGTCGGTTGTGAGTTTGCCCGACCGTATTATCGCAGCAGCATCTACCGCTGCGCCAGGCATGAAACCAACTTGATGTAAAGCCCGGAAACCTTCCAAGAGCCATTGTTTGAATCGCATATCGTATGTATCGCCTAGGCACGAAAAAACCCTCCCCGCTCGATACGAGCGGGGAGGGTTTCAAATGGAGGTGAGGGGAATCGAACCCCTGTCCGGTACAGCCATCCAGTCAGCGTCTACGTGTGTAGTCGTTCTTTTGAGTCTCACCGCCGATCACTCGGAACAACACGATTAACCGACGACCAGCCCACAACACATCTTAGATTGAGCGTGGCGGGCAATGACTCAATCCCAGTCGGACTTGGCGACGAGTTTTCTAACCCTTCCGACTAGAGCTATCAACTCGGGCTACCCGTTTCTAGGCAGCCATGCGAAGAGGTACGTCTTCGGCATTTGAAATATTTTGGTCGGCTTTTAACGTGGCCTGCTGACCAACCACGACACGCAACCGGCTTTCAGTGAAGCCCGTCGAAACCAGTACACCCCCAGGGCATTGGTACAGCAAGTGTATTATAGACAAGCTATTCCGTCAACCCAAAAAATTCACCAAGTTTATCTTCCCCATCCTCTTGCTAGCGACCTATCTGGAACAGCGGCAGTGCTTCTTGCCATCTGTTTAAGTTTCTCAACGAATGGACTTATTTTGTCAGCATGTTGTTGCATAAGATTAGTGTTGCCCGCTTTCCAGGCATCTTGATAATCATTCGCTATTGAAGCCAACTGCTCAACCCCATCTGCTAATTCGGGATTAGACTGAACCAGCGGACTTTGCTTAAATCTCGATGCCAATGCCCAAAGAGAAATATCTCCGCCGCCCGCATTAAGAGACGAGTTCATGTGCCCTGGCTCGAACTTGTCCAAAAATCGCATCGCATCGTCAGGCGTCCTAACTTCTGGACCCCATTCCGAAGGATCGGTTTTCCAACCAAGTTTGTATCAAGTTTGTATTCTGTAAGATTTTGCTGCTTACACCATTCATTAAAATCAATTCTCATGCTTACCTCATAAAATTTCTTCAGCCGGAATCGCAACTCCACCTACAACCCGAGCCAATTCAACAGCGGCTTTTTCAGAATCGATCATTGCTTCGTTAATACGATGTGTCTCTTGCGACCAACCTCCGTCGATCCAGAACCCTCGGCTCTGTTCATCAACAACAAACCAACCTTTCGGCGCTGCTTTGGGAGGAACTGGCTTGTCTACAATCTGTGGAGTGTTCTTGCGACCTCTTAGGAACTCAAGCATCTTCTTGTACTCACCCTCATCACGGAAAGTTGCGTCCAATGGCTTTCCAGTAAGGGGTTCCAACTCGGCGGCTTTATCCAGCGCAGTTATCTCGACAACCGGCTTACGAGGCTCGATCCCCGCATCTCGCTGTCGGAGAAAATCATCCCATTTCATAATTGGCATTTTTACCTCATTAGTGCGGCGCATAGCCTGAACGTACAGAACCACGTCGTTCCCGTGCCTTCTGGTCTGCTGTTCGTTTTTCCTGAGCTTTCTTTTCTAAATCTGCGGCCGACCCAGGATAAGGCAGTGGCATTGGTGGTCTACGTTGGCCGGGTTTTCTTTTGGGCGGCGGCCCCCCCTTTGGCGGTGGCAATACACTTTCACCTACAGTTTCCCGCCATTCTTCAAATGATACTAGTGAGTCCATGTTAACCTTTCAGAATACTCTCCATTGCTTCGGCCATGTTGTTGTAATTTACCATTTCTCGAAGCATGTGATGATATGCAAACTCTTTGTTCAACTTAGCCATAGGGGTATCTTGTTGTTGCGCTCCTGTTCCCTGGTCTGGCACTTGGGCCACAGAGCCCATACCGTCAGGTGGTATATCTTGCATCATCCCGGCACCAGCACCCGCTTCGCTTCCAGGCTGAACCGCTGATCCTGCGGCGGCTGCGCCAGCCGCAGGATCAGCAGCAGGCTCTTGTGGTTGTGCGCCAACACGATTAGTCATTGGCGGCTGCACAGCTTCTCCCATATGCGGAGTTAACTCATATCCCATTTCTTCCATGAACTTCTCATGGTTATCCTGCATAGCTCTCACCATACGATTACAAACCTTACCCTCCGAATCGCCCATCTGGTTAACCATCTCATCGTACATCTCGCTATGGCCAGTCATCTCGGCCATCAAAGCCGACATTGCATCAGGCGTTGCTTTAAGTTCTCTCAAGAAAGTTCGGAGCGCTCGGCCATTTTCCGGGAGCATATGGGCCATGTACCGTGCCATTTCTGAGGCGATGGGTATAATCCGTTTGCCTGAATAGGCGCAATGACACTTAGGCGGACCATCGGCCTCGTCGTCGTCATCATCCTCATCAGGCCAGTTGCCTTCCTCCAACATCCTTTGCAGAAATTCAGCGTCAGAAAGATCATGGGTGTCTTCCAGAAACTCCTCCGTTGTCAAGCCGTGTTTCTTGGGCTTCTCACCAGCGGGGTGAACCTTCTTAGGGTCTTTCAAGGATGCGGTTGCCTTATCTCCAAGAGCGTCCGTTGGTTTCTCCACTACCCTCAATCGAACCTTACCATCTGGCTCGTCTTTACTGAGGCGAGTTTCTTTCACCAAGCCTTTATGATCGGGTTTCGACCCTCCTGGCAGATTCCACTTTGCATCTTTCAGAGAAGGTGTCGCTTGACAACCCAAAGGCGTCCCTTCCGACTTCTCAGCCACTCGAAGATGCACTTTACCATCATTCTTGGCGTGAGCACCATAATATGATTTTGCTCCTGCGCCCTGTGGTGGTGCATCAGGGCTAACTTTCGCAGCTACCTTAGCTTCGAGGAAATCGTCCCATTTTGGAAAATCACCCATCATGTCTCCTAATCGCTGAACTTGTTAGGTATCTAGCAACCTAGCAAGCAAATTGTCATTCTTTTGGCATTGCAATAGCGGCAATTACATAAAGCCAGAATGTCACCGACCCTGTAAAAAAGAAACTCGCTATTGCAAGTAACCTCACCAAAGTCACGTCCAATTCCAACTCTTTGGCCAGACCGGCACAAACGCCAGCTATCATTCCATTTTCTGTATCACGCTTCATCTAATCCTCCTTCGTCAGTATTTATGGTTGTCTCCAATAAAACCGGTTTGTCTCATTCTCATTCGACTTGAGATAGCTGTAACCGGCATCAAACAGCAAATATTCCCAGTTCTGGTGCAATGGCTCATGCAAGAGAAACGTCGCCGCCTCTAAAACCATCAAAGGCGGATGGAACACATCAAAGTCTATTCCCAACAGAACTTCCTTCTCATAGCCTTCAACATCAACGCTGCACAACAAACAATCTTTGAGCACTTCAGGATACGGCTCCAGAAGACCCATCAAAGTATCTACCTGAACGTGTCGTGGCCCTTTCAAGTTAGGATGAAGTTCATCAAGCCGATGCTGGGGAACCAATCTAAACCAAGTAGGATCAAAACTCGTCAACTCCTGACAGAAGTAAATCGTCTTGACTTCCTTCTTATCTCCTGCTGCCTGGGCGATGAAGATGTCTCGGGGCCTAACGTCTTTGTACATCGACCCAAAATCCATAGGGTCGATTACAACCCCCCACCAACCTTTCTCATACAAGGTATGCGTGTTGGAATGGAAGATCGGATGGTATCCCCCGACATCCACATAAATCCCACTCTCTTGCGAAAGCGCTTCTGTTATGATCTGGTCTTCGTCAAATTGACTTGGCATTACTCAATCATCTTGTCGATTTGCTTGATATCCGGCATCTTGTAATACTTCTTTTTCGATGGGCCAAACATATGCGTAGGGCCAGGCAATAATCCCGCATGAATGTGTCGTCGCAGATCACCCTCTTTCACGCCAAGTATGCGTGCTGCTTCACTGATATTGTAGAACTTGTCACGCAACACAATCTTCTTGAGAGTCTTGTTGTTCCCTGTCTGGCTTTCAATGAAACAATGTCGGCAACGAGTACCTCTCGAAAAGTTATTCCAGCATACTGCCCACTTGTGGCCATTCTTACAACGCACCTCAAGAGGTTGTTTGGCGGACTTGTATACGTTGGTGATAAGAGTGTATCCCAACTTCTTAAATTCGGCTTCAACGAACTCTCTAGTCAGCTTCGGCCTACGTATTCGCTTGTCAACTGATCGGCTCACTTTCAAACTCCAATTTCAACTGGCGGCCACCACGAGCATCACTCAGAAAACGCTCTGGTAGTAAGTCGTGCTTGATCGGATCAACGTCAGTAATGCCCAACACAAAGCATGTTAAGAAGCCAACTGCCGACCCCCTCCCTGGACCTATAGCCTCGCCCCCCGTACCCCATCCCAAAATTTTTGGACAGATACGGCGAGCTTCGTCCGTGATCTTCTTGGTAATTAAGAAATAACTGGAGAAGTCCTTCCGACAAATCAATTCATACTCCTCCTTGAGTTGATTCATGTAATTCGGCTTACCCCATAAGCCACGCCACTTCATCCCCTTCCCCATCGCCTCTAACAACCTGGCGTTCGCATCAGACAACTGAGGAAGTTTGATGCTCCGGTCGATCTCAACGCCCTCTGCTTTTCGACACACTTCAACCGTGTTGCGCTTCGCATCGCAGAATAGTTCGTAAGGTATAGCGTCCTGATAGTCCAAAAACCACTTCTCGTTTAGTTCATCCTCGCTCTTCATCCACAAGTTCGTGTCCTGCAACTCGAAGAAACGCTCTTCAGCACCTCCCTGCTGTTTCGCCTTCTCAATGTCGTGCACCGTGTTCTTCGTGCGAGTCATCAACATGTACTGCTGATACTTGGCGTCTTCTTTCTTGCAGTAGTGGCAGTTACTACTCACGACTAGGTTTGCGGTAAACGAGTGGTCCTCCTCGACCTGAAGATCGTAAACAAACCCGTCATAGGCAATCTCCTCGATTCTCTTTATTGGCACCAACCAATAGGAATCAAGGTCAACAACATGCTTATGAGAAGCGGGCGAACAAATACCATGCTCAATCAAACGCTGAAACTCTCTTCCCCTCTCTCCTGATAAAGCAACACACCAGTTATCAGACCAACTCTCATTTTGTGGAGACGCTACAGATGGGTATGCAAACAAACCAAAAGCATTCAATACAGTGGCGATCTCAAAGATCAATTTCCTAGACGTGGAGTCAAAGCTAAAACCACTAGAAGTCAGTTCCCGACCGTCGCCTTCCCAATAACTCCTAAGCATAATAACCAACTGTTCCTTGCTCCAACTTCGTAAAAAGCCAGAACCATCAGGATCGGGCAAGTGCTTGTTGGTCGCACCACTACCACACATCTTTGAAAAGAGACGATTAAAAACCACTGATGAGAATCGGACAGCAATGCCTTTCTCTGTTACTTGATAACTCTTGGCTTTTATACCGTATTGACTAAAATAACTAATTAACCAATCTGCGATGTGTTGCTCTCCCAAATGAAGAGCAAACCCTACCTGATTACTACCCCTATCACTCCATCCCTCTGCAATATACCAACCAAGAACCTTCAAAAAATCATCATCTACAACTAATCGCCTAGGTATTACCGTCTCGCAACTTCTGTCCCAACCCCTATATGATCTAAACTCCTGGGAGGCTTCATTGAATTGAAGCCGACACCCCATATTTCCGCTTTGACTGCTTTGGTATGAACTTCCTATTTGGAAACTCGTTTCCTCTAGGAAATCCATAACGTCAATATGCGTAAGAGCGTCATCACAAAAAACCATATGTTGTGGTATCTTAGGAACCACCAAATGATCTACTAAGGAATCAATTCTCTCAGTTGGCTTCCAATCAAACTCCCAATCCTCGCCAGACCTTGTTGCTACCCACATTTTATGAAGATGTGTACTTTCGTAAGCGTATGTCCCAGCCTTTGTCCTAACCCGACAAATATACTCCTGGTTCTTGGCTCTCCTTTTACCAACTACTTCAACTTTGCGATAACGATTGCGGTGTGTCAAAACCAAATCACCAACAACAATCTCCTCAATAGGAATAAGCCCCCGCTTAGTCGATACAAGCGTCCCAGCAACTAAACAATCCTGCGTGACGATAAGAGGAATGTGGTACTTATCATGCATCGAAATGAGCCACACGTCGTAGGGCTTCTGCTTCTTGAAATCCAAAAGCATGATTTCAAGGTAGAAGTTCTCCCCAAACATCGCCAGATACTTTTGAAGCATGTCTTCGGCAGCATCTCGGCCGTGATGCTCAAACGCATAACCAATCTCGCCAAGATAGCAACACGACGAAAAGATGATGCCTTCCTTGTGCTTCGTTAGCTGGTCATGGGTAAGACGGGGCTGGCGAGGGACACCACCATAACCAAACTCAAAGGCCCAAGAAGAAAGCGTGACCAGATTAGCGTAACCCGCATCATTCGAGGCGATCATCAACAAGTGATGGGACTTCCGAAGCCGCTTCTGCTCCTCTTCCAAAAGGGTAGCAACATGCTTCTTGTATTCAGCCTCGGTAGTAATACTAGGCTGCTCGTTGTTGATGTACGCCTCAATGCCAAAGAGAGGCTTGAGGCCGTGCTTGTCGCAAGCACGAATTTGTCGTGGGATGACACCCATCATCCCATGATCTGTGATGCAGAGATAATTCTGGTTTACCGCCTTGGAATACTCGGCGTATTCCTCAACAGTAGCTAAGCCATCCAAGAGACTGAAATCGCTGTGGCGGTGAAGCTGCTCAAGGCCGCAAGTTTCAAACTTCATAGACCGTTTCCTCCGATATGTATCCTATCGGAGGAAACGTCACTCTTCTGAAGTCAAATCCTCGTCAATGACCAAATCCAACTGTATGTAGTCCAGCACTTCAAGAGGCTGCAATTCCAGAGACGCAGACCTAGGCCCGGTAAACTTGATTGAATAGGACTTAATCAGATTGCGATGTACAAGAGTTTCCAAAAAAAGCATACAATGCTTTAGCTCTTTCTTGTTCACTCTTCCTCCGCAGTCGACGTTTTGCTCTTCTTCTTCGCCGCTGCGACCGCCTTAACATAGTCTTCTTTGACCGCAGCCGCCTCTGTGTCCAACCTGGCCAGGTCTTCTTTGTGCTTCAACCACAACGCCTTGAACTCTTGAACGGCCCCATCTCGCTTCTCAGACAGTTCCTTGGCTTTCGCCGCCATCGCTAGGAACTCAGGGGAAAGAATATCCAAATCCATTATAACCTCCTAATCGTAAGTACTTAACATCATATTCGGCAATCGTATGATGATACTTTAGGAGAGTTAGTAACTTCCGTAAATCCCATCAGCGAGCCCCATATCAACCGTTTCGTCCGCCGTCAAATACCAGTCGCTACGGGCTTTCATTTCCCGATCAAGGTACTCAGCAACTCGCTTAACACCCCAGCGCTTCGACCGGAAAAACGGCCCCTCAACGGCTCGCTCGGCAAAGATGTTGAGCATCTTCTCGCACTCCCGGTCGTTAAACCGCACAGCCTCCGAGGCGGCATGAGCCGTCCCACCGGCAAACATCGAACCATAGTGGATCATAAAGTGGGTATTGGGCATCATAATGCGATGATCGGCGGCTTGGAGAATCACCCCGCTCATCGAAGATGCCTGAGCGTAGGCGAGTATGATTATCTGTGATTTGGCTGCCCGCATAGCGTCAAAAATTGCCAGACCGTTCTGCCAACATCCCCCATCAATCTGCATGTGGATGGTGATCTTCGAGCGACCCAACATCTCCAACACACTGAGGTTCTTCAGAAACACCTGAGCCGCACGATAGTCTACGCCAGGGTCTTCTTCAATCGAATCCTCCATGTGCCCAGCAATGAAGATTTCCCTAGTGTGTATGTTAATTCCGTAGTTGTGTATATCGTGCAGAAGTTGGGTTTGATCCGAGTTTGTCAACTGCTTTTTCTTCGCCGCCATCCAACCCCCCCCACGCTCAAAGTAATAGAGCTACCCTCTATGTACTCTTGGCGTAAAAAAGAAACCCCGCCGTTCTCACGGCGGGGTTTCCGGGAAGGGCCGTCCCGCTCGGGCGACCCCAGGAGGTGCTTTGTGACGCCTCGCCCGGCCATTTGTCCGGGCGAGGCGGGCTGCTGCGCAGAGACCCGGCAGCTTATGATGTTTCTTCTTCTTTCTGCTTAGGAAGCTCGGCGAATTCTTCCTCGAACTGTTTGTGGGTCATTCTGCGGTTTTGCTCAGGTTTCTGGCCCACCGAAACGTGGATAAACTCCTTCCCGTCTTTGTCTTTGGTGATAATGGCCACCGGGCGCTTGGAGGCGATTCCGCCGTTGTTCCAGACATTCCAGACGTTCATCAGAGTCGCCTGGGCATATCTTGTCGCCAAAATCCGGCCGTCCCACTGGTGCTCCAGAAGGAAGATGCCTTTATTGGCGTAGTTGGGATCGACAAGCCGGATATCAGGTCGGCCACCATTGCTGTACCGCTGCATGAGAATCTTCTTGATCTCTTTCACGTCCCTGGTCTTGATGCGGTACTCAAAGCCACCGTCGGGCAATGGGAACTTCTCCCAAACGTAAATTTCGTACTTGTCCACAAAGTCCTGGTCGACGAACTCGTGAATGGCGGTGAGATCGTTGTGGACCGCACGCACCTCGAACACCTTGTCGTGGCCAAGGCCAGCTTTGGTATCCCAGTGCTTGCGTTTGAGCATGTTCTCGCACCACTCGTACTCTCGGCCATACCTGCCCTTGTTCCATCGCTCCTCAATCTCAAGGAAGAGTTTGAAGCCAAGAGCGTAGGGGTTCATCGAGTATTTGCCGCCGAGGACACCCATCTTGTGCTTGGCATAGTCGTAGATGCCGTCACCGCCAGCCCAGTGCTTGCGGGCCATGATGTTGTAATCGACGTAACTGGCCCAGCCTTCGTTGAGCATCTTAGTAAGGGCCTGCGGGGCGAAGTACTGCGCCTCACAGTACAACATGGCAATCACGTCCTGTTGCCAGGCCGCCAATGGGGCATGTTCCACGAGGAAACCAAGCACGTCCTTCCGCTTCTCCATGAAGAGCCCCAGTTCCTTGATAGCTTCCAAGCGACGGACACGCTCTCGCTCCCGCTCCTGCCATTTGTCATCGTTGATCCACGTGTCCATGTAATCATGGTCTTCACCATCCGTCGCCGGAATTTTCAAGCGGCGAGGATAGTGGTACTCACGCTTGTCCTTGACCCGCAATTCCTTGACTTGTCGCCGTTCCCAAGAGGCCGCCAAGTCAAGCAAGTCATCGATGGAAAGAACCCAGTCGATGAACGTAACCACCCTCTCCTTGCCCCAACGATCCATGTACCGGCGAATCCGGCTACCGTGGTTGGCCAACTCGTTCAAAGAGTTCTCGGTGGTGGGCTCGAACCAGGCGTTGTTCTTGAAGAAATCACTGTGGCCAGTGGCATGAGCGATGACCGTTACATGGTCGAGCAAAGGATTGCTGTCCAGGCAGTAGATGTACGAGGGGTTCGAGTTGATGACCATCTCGTAAATCTTATGCATCCCGTGCTCATAACCACGGCTGAGTTCCTCGTACTCCATCCCGAAGGACCAGTGCGGGAACCGCACCGGAAAGCCGCCGTAAGCAGCGATCTCCGAAATGTCGTCATAGGTCAGTAATTCCACGACGGGCGGGTAAGGATCAAGCCCGAAGTCCAAACATGCCTGAATGACCCTCGGGATAATCTCTTCCAATTGGGGCGTGTATTTCACACCCGGCACGGTATTGTCGTCGAGCAGGATCGGCGACCCATGCAACATGGTATTGCCACTTGAGCTTCCCATAGTTACGCACCTCCCAGGTTAAGCGGCTTTTGCCTGGCCCGCACCTTGCTTGTGCGTTCCGAGCAATTCTTTGATGGCGTGCTTGATTGCCTCGTTCCTGGCTCCTTCATCCATAGTCTCGTCCCACCACCACCAACCCCAGCGGTCTTCCTTATCCTTCTCCGGTCGGTCAATCCCAGCAGTGCGAACGTAACGATTGTCCAAAACGCCTTCCGTGATCCTCTTGTCCACGTACTCCTTGAGGCCGTGAGTTCCCCAGGGCAAAATCTGTGTAATGCCAACGAGGTTCACGATAGACGGATTCAAGTCTTCCTTGATCGTCTTGATGAACTCCGGGTTGTCGCTCATCCAGTTTTCCCCGTCACTGAAGTAGAACACGTAGATGTTCCACGTCTCGGGCGGAAACCTGTGCTTCAACTGCTTAGCAATGTACTTCATCGCCGACGAGCAGATGGTCCCACCGCCGTAGCGATACTTGTAGAACTTCTCCTCGTCAACTTCCCAAGCACGAGTGTCGTGAACGACGTAGCAACGCTGTGTCTTGTCATAGAATTGGCGAATCCACATATCGATCCACCATGCCATGTCCGAAACGATTTCGCACTTGTAGGTACTCATCGACCCGGAGATGTCACGAGCGAAAAAGATCACGGCGTTGCTGGACGGTATCTTCTTCTCCGTCCACTTGCGAAACCTCATGTCGTCCCGGATTGGCGTAAGCGGCACGATGGGAACATCGTGGCCGGGCAACAGACGAGCGTTCTCAGGAGTTAACTGCCCCATCGATGACATGCGCTTGATCGTCTGCAAAAGCGTCTTGCGCTTGTGAAGCAAACTCGGCGGGCCAACTTTCGACAAGGAGTTGTACCTGATCTTGATTTCCTCAAACGTCCTGTTGGGCTTGGGCTCCATGTTAGGCAACTGCCAATCTTGCCCCATGACCTTGAGGATTTCCTCCATGTCGATATCGACTTCAATGGCATCGCCCGGATCGGTACCCGCCTGTTCGCCTTGCTGACCCGGCGCTGGCTCTCGGCCCACCACATCGCCACCGTCGCCAGGGCCACGGCCTAAGCCGTTTTCGGGGCGTCCGAATATGAAGTGGGGAAGGTCGATGCGGGGAATGGGAATGCTGATCTTGCGGCCACCACGTCGCCGTATGATCCGGCCGCTCTTGATCCACTTCTTCAACTCTTTCCGAGTCGTACCACTCACCACGTCTCGGAACATCTTGTGGTCTTCTTGTATTCTTCGAGGCATTGCTGCACCTCCTCATGGCGGTCGAAGGAATCCCTGCCCCGCCCTTTCTCAGGGCGGGGCAGGGCGGCGATACCTGCACAGTGCAGGGTGATTGCCCACGGCTTACGTGTCGTCGACCATATCGCCACGGGCGAAGATCGAGCCAACGTAGTTCAGCACGTCGGTAGCCGAACGCTCGTCGTAGCCGTAGTTCTTGCACAACCGGGTCTTGATCGCATCGATCTTCTCCTGCATATCGGGATCAATGACGCCAGTGACCTTGGTGAGCGAGGACAGCTTGATCGTGTCCTTCGTTTCCTCGAACAATTTTAGTTCAAGGGCACGGGCCAGTTCGGGATTGCTGTCCCACTTGACCGCTTCCTTGCCTTCGTTGCGGGTCAACGTACCGACGTAGGCCGCAATGCTTCGGCGGAAGTCATCGACACCCTGATCGGGCACGTCGATCTTCTCTTCGATGGACCGCATCAGGCGCTCGTTGGGCTCTTCGTACTCCCCGGTGTACTCGTTCTTCACCTTCTCCTTGTTGATGTAGGCGAATACGTTGTCCAGGTAGTTGTTGAACATCCTGTTGATTGCTTCGTCATCCATTACCAACGCTCTCCTTACCTCATTCTTGAGGATTTCATCCAGTTCCTTCTTGGCAGAGTCTACGGCCGCTTCGTAGAGCGCCCGCTTATTCTCATCATCGCCAATAAGGGAGTAAGTCTTGAGTCCTTCCTTGATTTCGTGCAGCACCATGAACGGGTTGACGTAATCGTGGTGCGACACGAGGGCGTTGGAGATTTTGTTCTGGACGTACCGGGCGGAAATACCCTGGTCCATACCCTCGTTCGGCTCGGCGTCCATCAATTCCTTGACGGCATCCTCCGTATAGCCGGGCAACGTCTGGCCGTTGTACAGCTTGGCCTTCTTGACGGGATCGAGCTTGGCACCCTTCTCCACCTTGAGCCGGGTGAGGATGGCGAACAAGGCGGCGGTCTGGATGGTGTGAGGCGCAATGTGCTGCCGCACCTTGTCGGGATTGTAGTCCTGTGCCAAGACGGCCACCTCATCATCCCAACGGAGAACATACGGCCAGTCGACACGCACCGTACGATCCTGCAACGCCTCCATCCGGTCGTTCTTGATAAGGCGCTGGTATTCCGGGTTGTTCGTGTGACCGATGATGGCTAGGTCGATGGGCACCTGCGGGAACTTCTTGGGCTTCACCTGTCGCTCTTGGCTGGCACCCAGGAGATCGTAAAGGAACTCCTCGTTCAGCTTGAGCATTTCGATCATTTCCAAGAGGCCCCTGTTGGCCACCATGAACTCGCCGTCGAAGTTGAAGGCACGAGGATCGGAGTCCACACCGTACGCACCCAACTTCATGTAGTTGACATCACCAGTCAGTTCCGTGGAATCCTGGTTCTTCTCATCTTTGGGGCTGAAGGTACCGATGCCCATTCGGTCAGCCTCGCACAGGACAACACGACGCACCCGAATGTGATCCGCCATCACCTTTCCCCAGTCCCCATCGTAACGCCTCAGCAAGGCGTTGTAGAAGAACTTGTCGTGAGGGTTAAGGTCGCCGTCGAGACGAATCTTGAAGATGCGGCGCAACTCGGATTCGATGTCGGGATCATCGCTAAGCTGCATCTCGGCGAGGGAGGCATTCAGGCGATTCTCGAAATCCGGCCGGAGATCACGGGGAATCAACTTAATGGGATCGTCCTGCATCGGGCAAGGCGCTTCCTTCTTCAGTTCCAGCGCCGGGCCGAGGGCGTCGTCATCTTCGGTCGGCAAGTCGATCCAATCGAAGCTAAACAAAGCGCCACGATCCATACGGGTGTAATCCTCCAAGCCTCGCTTGAGCGCCCGTACCGCCGTACTCTTGGACGAGCCAACCGGGCCGTGTAGCAAGAGGATTCGTTTTTCCGCCCCGAAGAAGCCTGCCGCACCTTTCAGGTGCTTCACGAAGTCGTCGATGGCCGGTTCCAAACCGAAGATCGGGAACTCGGGATGTTCACTGAAGAACTTGTAGCGGGTGTAAGTCCTATTGAACCGCTTGAACCTCTCGATACCTGGCACGAGGATCATGTCATAGATGCGCTGGAAAGCGCTAAGGCACACGAGGGGATTCCCCAGCGCATGGTCGAGGTATTCCCCAAACGTCATCGTTTGATTCAGTTTGAGGAACAACGCTTGGTCGAATTTACCAGCAATGGCATCGAATGCGTCGTGTTGGGGAGATTTGGTGCCCCCGGCATCCGGCTGTGCCACCACCGTTCGTTCTGAGTCGGAATGGGTGGTCATTGGTTAGCTACCTCCTAAACGGGGTCAGTTGAGAAACTCCTGCGGGACACATCCCCACACATCACAACATAGGATGATCTTGCGGAGCTAAAATAGGAGATAGAATGACCGCCAGATATGCGGCAGCGAGCATGATGGGTTTTATGATAAAACCTGAAAGTCGGAGCGAAAGATCAATCTAGCCAACAACACGAAATACAAGCCAAAAAAATTCCAATAAACAAAACAGCGAAAAATGCAACACTGATCCAAGGGCGACCAGTAATCGCCGAGACCACGCCGCATAGTAATGCTGTGGCGCACCAGAGCCTGAACTTCATATTGCTTTTGGTCGTTTTCATCACTTTACGAGACGTTCATTCCATACGGTTTTCATGGGTGTCAAGGTCTTGTTCCCCAAGATCAAAGCCAGGACTGCCAAGGGCTTGTTGCTCATAGTCTTGGATCGGCGTTGACCCAACACTACTTTTTGCCTCGGCCGACATCCTTTCTCGCTTAGCTTTCATCATATTGTAACCAGCACGATATTCAAAGGAATCCCATTTTGATGATTCCCACGGTTGAGCAAATTGAATACTTACATTGTCCTGCAACCTCCGCCAGGTCTTGACAGGTTTCTCAGTCTTAGGATGAACGGGACCAGTCTTCCCACGACGCCATCCTTCCTTTGTTACTTTGCCGGACATCGCCTCATCATAGTCGGCAAAGCTCAGTTTTACCAAGAAAACTCTGTCTTGCTCCTCTATGGCTTTGTCCTTCGTCTCGAATGTGTAGAACGGCATCAAGCCTCCGGTTTTATCATAAAATCTCAAAGTTGTTCCGTGCTGGGCAGCATCTTGTCCTTGATCTTCAATGTCTTCTGCATAAGCGCCACGGCCGAACAGAGATGTTTCTGTGCCTTGGTGAGGTGAGCAAACGCCTCTTCATGTCGTGTTGCTAAACGGTTGGCGTAGAAATCCATATCCCGCACAAACCTATCACTCAGCCCATGAAGCCGAGCGAAGGCCAATATTTCCTGCATGGTAATAGAGGAACCGGCATCCGTTTTCTCCTGTTTCTTCTCCTCCGGTGACTTCTTCCCCTTGTCGTCTTTGCCTTTATCCCCCTCCTCTTTTTCCTTCGGCTGTTCTTCCTTCTCCTTGAAACGAGACAGAAGTGCGTAGAAGACCTTTCCTTCTTCTTGCTTGCTGACTCGCCGCACAAGCGCAGGATTCCCGTCCGCCCATTCCTGAACGGGTTCCTTGTCCTGGCCTGTGGCCAAAGCCATCGCTTCTGTCGAACGCCACGGCTTCTCCTTATCCTTGCTCAAGAATTGAGTCATCAAAGTATCGAACTCGTCTGAACCGATGCCGGGGGCACCAGCGTCAGCGCCGCCGTCGGCTTCGGCATTATTCTCTGGCGGCTTATCAACACTGGTGCTGTCATCAACATTCGAGCCGCCGACAAAACCAGGATTGGCGACTAGAGGATTTTGTGCAGTTTGTGGGCCAGCATCGTCTGGTTGTTCGGACATCGGGCTTCCTCCGTCTTGTGGTTTGGGGAATTTTGCTGGTGTAAGACAATAATAAATAAGGTCAGGCTTCTGTCTTCCTCGCCGCCATCGCAACTTTGGACACTTGTCTGCCCAGTCTTCAAAATCACGCTGGTCAACGCCTAACACAGAAGCAAGTTGTTGGCTGGTGACACTACTCCAACCTTGTTTCAAACAGTGCGTCAGTATCTTGATAACATTTTTCTCAAACTGTGCAGTACCAATCTTACTCTCAAAAACCGCTGGAAAGGTCGCTACATCAATAGTCTCGGCAGGGGCAGTCTCCAAATCCGACTTCGTACTTACATTCACACGAGCACGAGTAGTTGGTACGGTAGCAACGAAGTTGTGGTCTTCTTCACCGAAGAAATCATTCTCACCGAATCTACTCATTGAACTCTGCCCAACCGCCACTGATTCCGAGGCTCCGCTTTTACTATAGATGTGTTGAAGAGGACGAACAAAACAATTTAGCGATTTATTGTCAATCGTAAAATTGGTTATCGGAATTTTAGCAAAACGTTCAAGATTCCTGAACGTCTCGTGCGTATTCATAGACCGAGCCGCAATCTGCACTTCATACCAAAGTCCAGCATTGATACTCTCTGGAGCGTTACGAACCTTGACAACCTCTAAGTAAAATCGACGCAAATAGTTGTCCGCCCAACATCGATATTGGCTCATCTGCCTTTTGTTGGCGTACTTCTTGCGCTTTCGCTTGCGATTTTTAGCCATATTAGCACCCGCCCTGCGAAACAAAAAATGCAGCGGCCGAGCAAACACAGTCAATCGGACATCGGTGACAGTCATAAAACCTTGGTAATGATAGTTGTACGACCACAGATCATCCCAATTAGGATCAAATAACGTAACACCAATTTGCGTGGCGGCGTGTTTTATTGCCCGAACTTTACTATAATCCCGCCAGTAGCTCGCCTCGTAGCACATCAAGCGCAGGTAGTCATTCGCCCAGTCAACGAACTTTTTATCCTGAAAAAGTACATCAACGTCAGGTGTAATTGGCAAGATAGGTATGGCCATCGTCATAATCCTTGCATGACGAGACAATCTAACAAAGACGAAAACTCTGCGATATTGCAAAAAGAAAACTACTCGGCGGGGGCTATCAAATCCATCATGGCGTAGTAACTATCGCAGATCATACGGACACGTTTTTCGAGCGACCGGAAGCGCCAGAACCATGACCGTTCCAGCATTTGAACTGCCTGACGCAATACCACGAAGTTAATCTTCTGTGATTCAAGTTCAACCTCTGATCGTTTCCAACGATCCATCATCTCGGCCGGGATTGCCGCACCCATCATGGCTTCCTGCTCTTCGTCAGGGTATTCTCCCTCATAATCGAAGTTGTGGTCTTCTTCACCGAAGAAATCATTCTCACCGAATCTACTCATTGAACTTTCCTCTCTGGGCTCCCAAAAATTTTGGGACCACTTATCGTACCGCTTCGTACACTGGGTTCATCTGGCTCCACAACTTAGCAACTAATTCCTCATTCACGGTTTCCAAGCCAGATGATGTTATATTCCCAACATACTCAAAGGGCGGAATGTTTTTTGTTACCATCCATTGTTGCTTGTCGAACTTACCAACATTGCCGTCACTACCACTGCAATAGTGTGAAAACACGGCCTGCTCGTTAACCCGAACATTACAACACAAACCAGGTAACATCTCAGGTTCACCCATTGAACTCCTCAACATTGATAGTACCTTCTTGCTTTCGGACATATCGCTGTCGACAAAGTTCCTAAAGCTATTTAGTGCAGCAATAAACCTTTCAAGAGACTGGTTCTTGAAATACCACACAGAACCACCGATACCAAACGTAGTCTCTGAGTCGTTGAGAAGATTCAACAGATCACCAGCGATTTCCCGAACAGCCATCATATCATAGTCAACTACCAACAATGGCTGTTCGACAAACCCTTCTTTAACGGCAATGCACGCCGCATAGAGTTTGTTCAAGCCCAGAAGCCCAACCTGCTTTCCCACATTTTCATGCTGAAAAAATCGTATATCGCAACGATAAGGCCAGTTGTATGATGCGTAACCGTTCTTCAAATCTCGGGCGCACAACAAAGCAACTTCGGCGTCTGGCAGGTTCCGATAG